CTCGTCACCAAAGGGAACCGGTTCCCAATCACAGACCAGCCTGGTCTGGACCCTCTTGACGTATCCCGAAAGCCACTTGGTCTCCGGACTAGGTCTTTCAACACAGTATTGAAAGAGGGAATACCATCCATCACTCTGGGCCTTGACCACTTTGGTCTTGACCTTCAAAGTCCAATACTCCCAAAAGTGGAGGTGGAGATTCCACCTTCTCTTGGGGGCCCGAAGGCCCATGGAGTATGTGAACAGGGTGGTGGACGGTCCTGGTAAATGCGACATTGGCAAGCACAGAGCGTGCTCAGCCGGTATCTGACTCTCGACCCAGTTTCCAAGGTTCAAGAGTCCCTTCCTGTAACAGTCGTTTGAAACGTCTATTGCAGATTGGACATTACCAGGGCTTACCACTTCATCAATGCTAGCGAGGTATACGGGCGTGACGTCCGTCCCCTTAAAAGCATCCATACCACACGACTCGGCGAATCTACCGGAGTAGTGCGACTTGCCTCCATTTACTTTGAGCTGGCAAAGCTCAAGGAGAGATGATAGAGCAGGTAGCGCGTATGACGGCAAAATGATATCGTCGCCATAAACACGAACCAACATGAGTGCCTCTTTCACAGAGGTTCTCAATGCGCGATCTGACGATGCGCGCATCCTAGGAGTCGACCATATAACAGCTGCTGTTGCCAGCAAGGTGTATACGATGCACTGAACTGGAAAGACCGTAGCATTACCCTGTGGTGCATACTTTTGCAACATAGAGTAGGTATTGGTCCTCGGATCTACTATCCAGTAGCTCCGGGATGAAGCAAGCATTTCGAGAAGCTTTGGAGCTTTCCGGAATACCCGTTCCACAGTCCAACACGTCAACCTATCTGAAGCTGAGCTGAGGTCAACAGTAGCGATACTGCTGTCCAAAGAAGCCTTCAGAGCCTCGCGCTGTGAAAAGCGCTGGTCCCTAATGTCAATCGACACCGACAAAGGGGAGGAATCAATCTGCCTACGGAGCCACTTTCTAATGGCACCTTGGATAAATTGATTGGCGGTCGGCTCGGACGCAATCAGCCTGGGCTTCTCCTGTGTTTTGTTAACAGGAATTAGCCTTGCTGGAGGAGTCCGCAGTGTTCCTGGATTTCCTTGTAGTAACCAGCCATCGTAGTCATGGACTCGAAGGTTGGCACTTGCATGGACATCACGAGGAAATACTCGTTCGAGCTGTTGACACCAAGTCGGGAAGACATACTTGTCCACCCCGCACTTAGCATCAGCCACTGACCCAGGTCCGTGGTTCCCAACAAGGGAGTCCGGATCGACATGGTCGAATTCCCGCACAATCGTATCGGCAACTCGCTGAGCGAGTCGGGCAAGACTGAGCGAAAAGCCATCGCGGCCGAAGAGGTCGCGCTGGTCCATATCTTTCGGACTTGCGTCTCCAAGGCTAGCACATCCATCGAAGTCGATAGAGTGCCAGCTGTCAGAACACTTCCGCAAAGAAGCATCCAGACTAAAGAACGCATGTATTTCATTGGAGATCCTCTCTTCTGAACAAGGAATTTGAATTTTCTTGAACAGGAGCAAGGTCTGACGAATGGCCATGATAGCCGAGACATCAGCATCTTCAATGAGATTTCCCAAGGAGTCGAATACCTTTATCCAAAGAGCGTGTTGGAATGCCGGTCTGCCATCCCTCGAACCGAGGAGTTGGTAGTCCGCCAGATCCATTATGCCCCTGGATAATGCCTTGTCGAAGGACTTGGCATAGGACGGGAAGTCGATAAAGACGACTCGTTCGCCCCGGGTTTCGATCAACGTAACCAGGCGGGTGTAATCCCGCTCAGTCTCGTATGGGTCTACTTGCCCCCACATTGCCAAATCTCGGAAGAGACTGGCGTATGCGGTGGTAATTTGAATACTAATCCTTTTCATGGCAGCGCTCCTTTAGCGGTGTCAGTGATTAGGCTAGACCCAAAGAACCAAAACTCTCTTGGCCGGCGCTGTTTGGCGCCGGCCCTCCGCGATTAACTATCGCGGGCAAGCAACAGGGCTTTGTTCGCCGAGACCCACGTATTGACAGCTGCAAGATAGTAGCCGAGATTCGTGGTGTCCTGGCGGCCGAGCGAGGTTTCCATAACAGTCCAAACAGACTGCTTCCGAATGTTCGCACCGGTGACGTCATATTCGACGGCATCGAGACGAATTAGGTGGGATTCCTTACCCAACGCACGAAGCGAAGGGACCGTGTGCTTGATCGAAAACGTTAGGTCAACCAGCCCATCTTCCAAGAAGTATTGGGACTGAAATGGTTCGGAGTCATTGACCCGAACCAGGTTTTTATTGACCGCGTTGACGGCGAGAGTGATGGGTGAGCCCAGCATAAAGTGTTAGCCTTTCGTTGGCGTCTATCTCAGACGTCTTGGGCAACCATGACTTGATTGTCACAGTCGCAAAGTAAGTAGTGAACCCAGTATCCCCCATTGCTTCCACGTCAAGTAAGGCGTGCGAAACTCTGGATAAATGGTTACTGTAGGTAGTGCCCGGTAGAGTACCGTGGCAACACCCTCTGGTGCTTGCGGCGACACAATGGTATGCGCCGAAAGGACGGGGAACGAGCCCTTGGTTTTGTATACAGTCTCGTGCATGACGCACAGATCCTGATACTTCCAGGTGATTCCGTTTCGCAAGGCAGCAATGATACTACCCGTTGTCGAGAACCAGTCTATCAACCAGCTCCATGGGAGTAACTCCCACGCAGCTGCAATTACTGTTGATGGATCGACTTGTGTCCCAGTAACTGCCCTAAAAGCGAGAGCATGAATATCTCTCTCCGAAGGCGGGTTTAGTAACCGCGCTCGTGCTGTAAACCAGTAAGTTCTGGTAGCAGCAACACTCAGTTTAAACTCTGAAGGAGTGACGTAAATGTCCATCCAAGAGCTGAATGCGATTGCTTGACTAGATGCAGTCCAGGCTTCAGACTTGAGCTTCCGTCGAAGATGACGGCCGCCCGAGCGAGCAAGCTCACGCAAGTATTTCTCGCGATTGTCAACCGCAATGACGTAGTTGAGGAGCGTCCGAAGATCAGAGATCAACGGAACAATTCCAAACGCAGCCATTAGGTTGGCCTTAGCAACCTTCTTTACTGCAGAGCCACCTCTAGAGGCGTTGAGGGCGACTAAGCCCGCGTCTCGTATAAGAGATGGAAGTTCTCGCAGTTCAGCAATGCTGACCGGGAGGTCAACATTAGGTTTGTTAGGGTTCATGTTCGCCATCGCCATCACGGCGAGAGCAGAGTCGGAAAGCGGAGTTTGGTTGAAATAGAGCCACGGTCTGTGGCATTTATCATTCCAACTAGAAAACAGGGGTACGTTAACCCCTGTAAACGTAATTCCACTCTTCGAGTGAACACCATTCGCAGAGACTCGAGGAAACACTCCTCGTTCCAGACGGAACGGGGAAGGTGTCCAAGCACCACCGACCCAGTCGTCACAAGACTCAAATCCCAATTGATAGGGACCAGAGTTCTCATAGGCGTCAGGTTGGCCGGCAATGGTACGCTTAACGTACCCACTTTGTGACATCCGCAGGACGCGGGTTCGCACTCGGTGGTTTCGTGGCAATGCTGCTACTCACTTTATTTAGGTCCTCATGATGAGATGGAGCGTGGTTTACACACCCCATAGGCGGTCCCTTT